GGCTGGGAGGTATCATACTTGCATGTACTGTATGCAAAGCCAAGGGGAGAATTATTGAGGATCCTTTCAGTAAACCGTGATGGTGTCCGCTTATACTATATAAAGAGGTGAAAGAACATGGCGTGTGCAAAGAAATGTGACAGATGCGGAAAGTTATATGAGGAATACAATACAGAGAACGATAGTAAAAACACTAATGGAATTCGGACATTAAATATCGATTATCAGAGAAAATGCTATTCACATAAGGCAGCGGACTTATGCCCTGAATGCATGGCAAGCTTTTGGATATGGATGAAAAATGTGGAAAAAGGAGAACGAGATGAACAAAGAAATAGTTAAAATGGCAGAATATGTATGTGATCACATCTGCTCGATGCCGGAAAAAATCTTTGATCAGGAGAAGCTGGAAGCATACTGTAATGATAAGTGCAATCTGAAATTGTATCTATCCAGAGTACTGACCGAAAACGAAAGTACAAGCATAGAGGTTCACCGGCTTACGCAAAAGTACAGAAATGTAGTTCTGTGTGCAGAATGCGTACATGCATACAAATTGCCATCTGGAAATATCAGCTGTGGGAATATCAGAGGGATTGACAGTACAAAATTAGGATTATATGACGGATGCAGTCATGGAAAGAGGAAAGGCGCAGATTAGATGACACGACCTGAAATTACAAGGAATTTATCGCTCATGATAGAACAAAAAATAAATCCTTACAATGATCCTAGGATTTATTGGGCAAAAGAAGTAACCTTTGATTATTCTACGGATCATGCTATTAGAGTGGATTATATGAGATTTACACCAGTGAATAACAGCATATCTGGAATTGAAAAAGGAGATTTTTACTGTTATGAGGTTAAGTCGTCAGTAGAAGACTATCATTCAGGACATGGATTGAACTTTATTGGCGATTACAATTATCTTGTTATGCCGCAAGAAGTTTACACTACAGTAAAAACTGAGATTCCATATTACATAGGTGTTTATATACCGGATGGACAAGAATTGATATGTATTCGTAAAGCCAAGCGACATAATCGGATGAGACCGATATCGGAGATGCTATTGATGATGTTCAGATCCTATGCCAGAGACTATAGAAAAGTGTTAAAGAAATTGAAGGAGATATGAAAATGCCATATAAGAATCATGAGGAATATCCAGATCCGACTTCCGGCCGGGCTATAAATGGAGTACGATGGGAAGAATTGCAACGATTGAGAGAGAGGGAACATAGCTTGATGCGCGGGCAGAAGGTTATGTTATATGTAAAATGTCAATCGGAAGAAGCGAGCAGTCGTGGACGTGTAAAGAATTCGGAAAAAGTCAGAAAGCCATACTGGATAGTAGAATTACATAGATACTGCGTACTTCTGAAAGATGAGAGAGGAATCTGTATAGCACCTTCCTATATACAACTGCAGTCATTAATGAGAGGTGGAGACTAATGGAAATTAAGATCACAAGAGATCTGCTGGACCATTACCGGAAATTAAAACAGGAAATACCGGTACTTGAGTTGGAACTCCAGATGATGAAGAACACAGATACTGGGTTAGGAAATAGTGTTATATTGGACGGCAGAACCGGCTATCCTAGACCGCAGAGCGTTGTCGGATTTGATCAGAAGAAATATGATCGCCGGAGAAAGACTCTGGAACACAAAAAAGAGAAGGTTAAAGCTATGGACCAGTGGATAGACGATATCAAGGATGGCCAGACCAGATGCGTCTTCCGGATGTTCTACAAGCAGGGGATGACCTGGAAGACGATTGCAAAGCAGATCGGTATGCCGCATAATGAGGATTATCCGAGAGTGTGCATCCGTGATGCCTATTTAAAGAAAATGAAAATTACATGACGATTTTTCGGTTTTTTCGGTAATTTCGTTGTATGATAAGAATGTAGCCAAAGGCATAAAAGCCGGCGGCTCCGATTAGGTAGAATACCCACATACATTTCAATGCAATCCTTCCCGCGAGGCATCTCGGCAGCAGTCGAGGTGCCTTTAATGTATTTGAAAAACTCCTTCTTGTTATGTATAAAACACTTGACATATGGTACACCATATGATATATTATATACAGGAGGTGAGAAACAGATGAGTAATAGAAACCGGAAACATCCGGAAAAGAAAAAGTCCGATATCGACTGGAAGAGCTGGCTACTCGGAGTGATAACGGACTTGACTATCGGAATCATCCTACTGATTCTCGATAAGCTATTAAATTAACAGAGAGGGGCGAAAGCCCTTCTCTTAAACAAAATATAACACAAGAACTCATCTGTGTAAAGTATGCTGTGGAAACTGGGAATATTCTTTATAGCGATCGGCTTGGCGAAACTGGCATATTATCTCATACAGAAATGGAGGGATAACAATGCCGACAGGTAATCCGAAGCCACAGACTGTAGCATCTAAGAAATATCAGGACAAAGCTGGCTGGATTTCAAAGAGTTACAAACTAAAGAAAGAAGTTGTTGAACTGTACGCTGAAGCCTGCGAGAAAGCAGGTGTCAGCCAGGCAGGACAGCTGATGAAGATGATGAAAGAATTTGCAGACAGAACCAACAAGGAGCACTCGGAGTAAATCCGGGTGCTTTTTTCGAATCTTTTGTAGGTGTTCGAACTGGACATTAAAAATAACGGAAAGGACTGATTTGATATGGCACAGGAATTTGCCAGAAAGTTTTATGATAGTACAGCATGGAGGAAATGCCGGGGTGCATATATCCAGCACAGAATGGCTGTGGATGGTGGTATGTGTGAGACGTGCCATGAGAGACCAGGGTATATTGTACATCACAAGAAAATGCTGACAGCATCAAATATTAATGACCCAGACGTTACATTGTCTTACAGTAATCTGAAATACGATTGCCTGATCTGTCACAACAAAGAAGAAGAACACAGAAAGGATGGGAAGAAAAAACTTCCAGATGATCTGTGCGAATATGTATTTACGCCAGATGGGGATGTGGCTCCGGTATCCCCCCTGAAATAATTTGCAGAATTGCGCGGGCGCAACCGTCTGCCTAGGTTAAAAAAACATACAGGTCATCATGAAGGGGGTGTGGTATCGGATGATAGACTACGGTGATTTTGAGGAAGAAGCAGCCAAGAGAGAGGCTGAATATGACAGTATTTCGGAATATTTGGAGAGAAAAAAAGACATTAAGAAAGAAGAAAACAGACTTAAGAGATTGTTTTCCAAGATTGATGGAAATAAGAAAAAGCTGGTAAATGCAACAATTGAAGATGTTGCATTTATGACAGTTACAATGCGAGATCTTCGTGAAGAAATCCTCCGAAAAGGAACTGAAGTCACATATAAGAATGGTGAAAATCAGTATGGAACCAAACAGAGTCCTGCCGCACAGTTGTATCTTCAGATGAGCCAGAAGCAGACCCAGGCCATGAAGATTCTGACAGACTGTCTTCCGAAAACAGAAAAGCCATTAAAAGCAGATGATGGCTTTGAGGACTTTCTGAGGGGAAGAGATGGATGAACACTGCCAGAAAAGTAGTCAGAAAAATTATTTATTCTGACGATTATAATCCGATCCGGGAATACTGGGAGGCTATAAAGTACAAGCCACTTTTTGCAGAGATTGAAAAAATAGAAGATGAGATTGCAGAAGCAGAGAGGAAAGAAAATGTCAGCTCTGCTTTTTTGGTACGCAGAAAAGAGGAACTGGAAGAGAAAATCAAAATCCGGCAGGGACTGGAAGTAAATGGAGCTGTCAATTCCAGCTGGAAAGTGTACCGAATGTACCGGGAGATTATCCGCTTTCTGGACGATCCGCAAAGTGAATGGGAATACTGTCCGGCCAGAGCCAACCATGCGATAGAATTTGTTGAAAATTACTGCAAACACAGCAAAGGGAAGCTGGGAGGGAAACCTTTTATCCTGGAATTGTGGCAGAAAGCACTTGTAGCGGCTATTTGGAATCATCCATAAGATTTCCAGACTGCGAAAATACCGGGAAGTTATGCTGATGGTGGCACGTAAGAATGGAAAGTCCACATTGTCAGCGGCTATTGGATTGTATATGCAGCTGGCAGATGAAGAACCAGGGGCGGAGGTTTATGCAGTAGCTACCAAAAAAGATCAGGCGAAGATCATATGGCTGGAAGCAAAACGCATGATTAAAAAAAGTCCGGTCCTCTTGCGGCGGACGAAGCCTCTGGTAGCTGAAATCAATGCAGAGTTTAATGATTCTTTTTTTAAACCGCTCGGCAGGGATTCTGATTCTCTGGACGGCTTGAATGTACATTGTGCTACGATGGATGAAATACATGCCTGGACAGATGACAATCTGTATGATGTTGTAGTTGATGGAACTACAGCCAGAGAGGAACCCTTGATCTTTATCACCACTACGGCCGGAACAGTAAGAGAACACGTTTTTGACCGTAAATATGATGAGGCACAGAATCTGATCAATGGATTTGATGATCCGGAGGGTTATAAAGATGAGCATTTTCTTCCGGTTATATACGAACTGGACTCCAGAAAAGAATGGACAAAAGAAGAAACATGGGTCAAAGCTAATCCGGGACTTGGAACTATTAAGAGAATTGATCAGTTACGGGCAAAGGTGCAGAAGGCGATTTTAAACTCCTCGTTAGTGAAGAACCTTTTATGTAAAGATTTTAATATTCCGGAAACAACATCAGAGGCATGGCTGACATTTGAAGAGGCAAATAATCCGAATGTTTTTGATATTTTGGCTTTGAAGCCACGGTATGGCATTGGTGGAACCGACCTGTCTTCAACTACAGACCTTACAGCGGCAAAAGTAATCTTTCAGGTGCCGGATGATCCGAATATCTATGCACTTTCTATGTATTGGATTCCAGAAGAACTGGTGGAAAAAAGAATTACAGAAGATAAAATCCCGTATGACATCTGGATAGAAAAGGGTTATGTCAGAACGTGTCCAGGAAACAGCAATCATCCTAAATACGTTACAGAGTGGTTCCGGGAAGTGCAGGAAAAGTATGACATCTGTATTTCCTGGGTGGGATACGATGCCTGGTCTGCAAAATACTGGGTAGAAGAAATGAAAATGGAATTCGGAGAGATGTCCATGATTTCAGTTATTCAGGGAAAGAAGACACTGTCAAGTCCAATGAAGAACATGAAAGCAAAACTACAGAGTAATCTGATCAACTATAACAATAATCCTGTAGACAGATGGTGTCTGTGTAATACTGCAGTGGATGTAGATAAAAACGACAATATACAGCCTATCAAAACCAGCAACCAGAGACGGAGAATTGATGGTACTGCTGCTTTATTGGATGCTTATGTTGTATATGAAGAAAAAATGAATGATTATCTCAGTCTGATATAGGAGGCATAATGAAAAAATTCTGGAAAAGAGAACCAACAAATGAAAGGGCAGATAAGCCATCTGCCGGGCAGACACTGAAAATGGTCACTCTTCGCGGAGAGTCTTTTTTTTCGTGGGACGGGAAACTGTATGAGAGTGATATAGTAAGAGCCTGCATCCGACCGAAAGTAAAAGCTATAGGAAAGCTGATTGGAAAACATATCCGGGATGATCCCAAGACAGGGGGGATCAAAGTAAATCCAGATGCAAATATCCGGTTCATTTTATCAGAACCCAATCCATATATGACGGGGCAGCAGTTGCAGGAAAAGGTCGCAAATCAGCTGTGTCTGAACAATAATGCGTTTATTCTGGTTGTGAGAGATGAAAACGGAAAACCTTTACAGTTATATCCTGTTCCCTGTGTGAGTGTTGAAGCAAAATACAATGATGATGGAGAATTATTCCTTAAATTTTTGTATACGAGTGGAAAAACGGGGATTTTTCGATATTCAGACGTGATTCATTTGAGGCAGGATTATAACGAAAATGATATATTCGGAACATCCCCGGCACCGGCTTTATCTGAACTTATGACTCTGATTGGGACAATAGATCAGGGGATTATAAAAGCAATCAAGAACAGTAGCGTAATCCGGTGGCTGATATCGTTTAAGCAGTCTATGCGAGATGAAGATATTAAAAGGTATGTACAGAATTTTGTAGATAATTATTTGAGCGTGGAGAGTACCACATTTGGGGCAGCAGGTGTAGATGCGAAAGCAGATGTACAGAGGATTGAACCAAAAGACTATGTTCCAAATGCCATGCAGTCTGAAAAGATTATCGATCGTATTTATTCTTTTCTTGGGACAAACAAGAAGATTGTCCAGTCAGATTATAATGAAGATGAATGGACAGCATACTATGAAGCAGAGATTGAACCGGTGGTCGTACAGCTCTATCAGACATATACAGTGGCACTTTTTTCAAGACGGGAAAGAGGGTGCGGAAATCGTATTGTTTTTGAAGCAAATAATCTTCAGTGCGCCAGCCTTACTACAAAACTGGCATTTCAGGCAATGGTTGATCGTGGTGCAATGACTCCGAATGAATGGAGAGAAACCATGAATCTGGCACCAATTGAAGGCGGAGACCAGCCGATCAGGAGGCTGGATACACAAGTTGTTAATTTGCTGGAAAATATGCTTGGAAAAGTAAATTCTGAGAATTACATGCAGATGACAGCGGTTATGTTGGAAATGCTGAAAACAGGAGGAAAAGTGGAAAATGAAATACAGAGTTGATATCCGGGGTCCCATGATACCAAATGATTACAAATTTTATTATGATTTTTTTGGAGAAGATTCTACCTGCCCGAGAGATGTGCAAAAGGTGATTGATGCACTGGTAGATGGAGATGAAGTAGAAGTATATATCAATTCACCGGGAGGCGTGATAGATGTCGGATCAGAGATTTATACACTTCTCAGAAATCAGAAAAATATTACTATCTACATTACAGGAGAAGCCTGCAGCGCAGCTTCGATTGTGGCTATGGCAGGATACTGCGTTATGGCTCCGACAGCATTAATGATGGTTCACTGCGTGTCTTCTGGAGCCAGAGGGAACCATAGTGACATGGAACACGCAGCAGAAGTACTCAGGACGGCCGATCGGGCTTTGTGTACAGCATATATGGCAAAAACCGGGATGACGGAAGAAGAAGCACTGGATATGATGGAGCACGAAACCTGGCTGACTGCAGCACAGGCAAGAGAAAGAGGCATGGTAGATGAAATAATGTTCGAGGAAGAAGAGGAAACTGTACCGGTTGTGGCAGG